GGTACCAGCTTAGCTTGCCTATTTACGTTCTCATTAAAACTAAACAAAAGTTTTCTCTCTTCTATATGTTTTAAAAAACGAAGACTATACTTCTCGTATACTGATCGATTATGCCGTTAAACTTCTGTGTTTGCGTTTTAGTTTCTAAGGGTTTATTTTCAGCCCAAGAGTTTTCAGGTTTTCCAAACACCAAATCAAGAGTTTCTTCATTGATTATTCCGTTAAACTTCTGTGCTTGCGTTTTAGTTTCTAAGGGTTTATTTTCAGCCCAAGAGTTTTCAGGTTTTCCAAACACCAAATCAAGAGTTTCTTCATTGATTATTCCGTTAAACTTCTGTGCTTGCGTTTTAGTTTCTAAGGGTTTATTTTCAGCCCAAGAGTTTTCAGGTTTTCCAAACACCAAATCAAGAGTTTCTTCATTGATTATTCCGTTAAACTTCTGTGCTTGCGTTTCAGTTTCTAAGGGTTTATTTTCAGCCCAAGAGTTTTCAGGTTTTCCAAACACCAAATCAAGAGTTTCTTCATTGATTATTCCGTTAAACTTCTGTGCTTGCGTTTTAGTTTCTAAGGGTTTATTTTCAGCCCAAGAGTTTTCAGGTTTTCCAAACACCAAATCAAGAGTTTCTTCATTGATTATTCCGTTAAACTTCTGTGCTTGCGTTTCAGGTTCTAAAGAGGTATGTGAAACCGAATCATGTGAGAATAATTTTAGATCATCTTCAAGCCGTTTTGAAGAATCATTGTTGGCACTGGATGCTAAAGTCTCTGATTTCTGTTCTTCGTCCTTAAGGCAATCTTCAAGTTTTACACAAATGTGTGATGAATTTCGTATGTAACCCTCGTTGCACCAACAGAATTGCTGGAACTGTAACAAAGAAATAAGTTAGAAAATAAAATTAAGGTAAGACTATAATAGGTATTGTATATGAAGTGAAGATTAATGACCTTATGTTTATCTAATTTTTAATACTTTGATCTCTATGGACTTGTTTTTGGAAATTACTTGAGAGAAACGTACGCATACTTGATTAGTCGTAATAGCAGTACAAAAAATATCTTACCCGGTAGCATAGTTTGTTATTACGATCGTTGCACTCATCTTCACACTCTATCCGCGTGCTGTTGTAATGCTCGTTTTCTCTGCATGTAATGCCTGTGTGTTCTTGATCTTCGTAATCCACGTCCCAGGTCCCTTCACTTCCTTTAGTAGGCATTGCTTCAATCCCTTGAAACAAAAAAATTAAAATAGTTTGTGCTCATCTCTATACCTAAAATATTGTTAAATAATAAAGATATATTTATCACACATATTATTTGTACTTACGTGTCAAGCCGACGAGAGCGAAAAATGCAAACAGGAAAATGTTGTTCGACATGATGCCAGTGTCAATGTACATGCCACTCTGGAGTAATTTAATTCGTCAGGCTATTTATACATGGCTCTTATCAGTTTGTATGAAATCATCAGGCATTACGGTTAATGGTGTGGGGTGCAATCACCAGGGAACAAGCTCGTATTTAGTATACTTTTAGGTATTGTATATTGGTTTGCATGTTTTAGGTTTCCACTATATTAAATTGGTGTTAATACCGTACGATGGACGGTGTGGCTCAATAAGTTATAGATAAAATTGAACGGAATATAGTATAGTGCCGGATAGCTCAACTGGTAGAGCACTCGGCGCGATACCGACATGGTCTGGGTTCGATTCCCAGTTCGGGCTATCTATATTTTTCTCAATTTATCTATAAATTGTCTTATTGAGAAGGTTTGCATGTTTTAGGTTTCCACTATATTAAATTGGTATTAATACCGTACGATGGACGGTGTGGCTCAATAAGTTATAGTAAAATTGAACGGAATATAGTATAGTGCCGGATAGCTCAACTGGTAGAGCACTCGGCGCGATACCGACATGGTCTGGGTTCGATTCCCAGTTCGGGCTATCTATATTTTTCTCAATTTATCTATAAATTGTCTTATTGAGAAGGTTTGCATGTTTTAGGTTTCCACTATATTAAATTGGTATTGTATTGTATATTTTGATAAACCTTATCGGTAAACGAGCACTGGTTTTTCCTTTGTCGGTGATGAGAACTTTTAGTTCAAAAACAATAATACATGTCATTAGTCACGTTTTAATATTATATTTACCGAGCGTTAATATGTAGGTCAAAAATCGACAATTCGAAGAATTAAAGTTAAAACAAAATAATAATTTAGCTGACTTCAAATTTCATCATCCTTATTGACTTATTTTGATGATGTCGGTATTTGTTGAGCTGCAATATGTTAAGCAAAACTATCAAAAAGAAATATGTTTCTTTTAATATCACTTTTCATTCTAGGTCGGTTGTTGAAACATAGTTGGATTTTGAAGATATGAAATATGGCATTACGTAAGCAATGCTTTGTAAAAACCTATCAGCTCGATGAGGGGTAGAATCGAATAGAGTGCGGGTTGCGTTTGCATTGAGGTTATGTAGAATAAGTCAAAAAAACAAATAGCTACAGAATAAAAGTAAAGACATATAACTTGGTGTTTATTTAATTCCACAACTCTAATCTTTGCTTGCTTTGCGGCGTTAATTACTTCATACCTGTCACAATACTAATTACGCTTTCAATAGGAGCCCTTATAATTTTTAGATTCTATTTTGACGTGACCGTGACTCTTATCAGTTCCGGTCAATTAAATGTGATTCGGGATTTATCCAAACACAACACGGGCATGACACTGTTTTAATTTTTATCAGTATTTAAAATATTTCTTACTTTAAAGCAGAATGTTGGGTTGTGATCATCACAGCGCTCTTCACACCCACGCCGCATGGAGTCGTAGGCCTCGTTTTCACCACAAAAGCTTTTTCAAAAAAAAGAAAAGATATCTGTATTTCAAACACGACGTAAAGTAGGTAGGGAACGCAGAAGTTTATTGCATCATTCAAAATCAATAATAAATATTATTAAAAATTTAAATTCTAACGCAAACCTGAAAACAGGAAAACCGCATCGGAATGTACGCCCGATAAACGTTGAAAAATATTATGAAAATATTGAAATTATGACAAACTAGAGTTCATATTTAGGCATACAGCTAGATAGAAAAATAGTTGAGTAACTCTTTTACGTCATCAAAATTAATTGTTGTGCCTATATAACCAGTTGCAATATTAATCTAAGTTATAGTCGTTAATTAACTTTATCGTAGGAAAGAAGTTAATACTAAAGGCCACATGATGTCAGAAAAGTTCGCACTTGTTCTGCTCGTCGCTTGCATCGCCTTTATTGGTAAGTATAAATAATATATGTATATCCAATATGTGTAATATTTTTTTATTCAACACCACCATCTAGATATTAGCTAGTGAAATAGGTATTAATATTATTTTTTTATTTTTTTAAGGGATCGAAACTTCGCCCATCAACAGTGACTCTTGGAAAGATGGCTTTTGTGGTGAAAACGAGGCCTACGACTCCATGCGGCGTGGGTGTGAAAAGCGCTGTGATGATCACAACCCAACATTCTGCTTTAAAGTAAAAAATATTTAAAATACTGATAAAAATTAAAACAGTGTCATGCCCGTGTTGTGTTTGGATAAATCCCGAATCACATTTAATTGACCGGAACTGATAAGAGTCACGGTCACGTCAAAATAGAATCTAAAAATTATAAGGGCTCCTATTGAAAGCGTAAATTAAGTATTGTGACAGGTATGAAGTAATTAACGCCGCAAAGCAAGCAAAGTTTAGAGTTGTGGAATTAAATAAACACCAAGTTATATGTCTTTACTTTTATTCTGTAGCTATTTGTTTTTTTTTGTTACAGTTTACAACAGTATGCTGGTGTGAAAAGGGGTACGTTAGAGATAAATCAGATACTTGCATCAAAGTTGAAGACTGTCCCAATGTATCTGAAAACTTGGAGTTCTCTGAAACAATCATCGGCATGTAGAGCGTAACATATAAATGGAAATTGGACTAATTAACGGACTGATAAATTACTAATAAACAATAATTTTGCATATTAACGTATTCGTATTATTCTTCACACCCTCATTTAAACTCTAAATTATTTAAGTACTCAGACACTGCCAAGATTAGGAAAATGCTGATAGTTAATCACAGAAACACGGATTCATTGGTTGAAGAAACTGCCGCTAGGGTAGCTGGCTGCAGTGACCCTGTTGTCTTTTGCTTTCAAAGATTTCAGTCGCATGGATTTAGCAGGGACACTTGGTCAGAACTAAAGTAGTATAACTATTACTATTTATCTGACTCACACTACCTAATGGATACCAAACCAGGAAAACATGACTTCGAAAACTCATACCGAGAACTAATGTTAGCCGCTATCAACGTCCCGGCAGGATATAGGTATTATGATAACACTAATTTGAGTCACTGGTTCAAATTACCCTGATTAAACAAAACGATTTGTGACGATTAAAACTGTTTTAATCGTCACAAATCGTCATGAATCGTCAATTGATGATTAAAAACGATTAAATTTTTAATCGTTTTAAATCGTCGTGAATCGTCAATTGATTATTAAAGAAGATTAAAAACGATTAAATTTTTAATCGTTTTTAATCGTGGTGAATCGTCAACTAACGATTCGAGAGAATTTAAAACGATTAAGTTTTTGATAGTTTTAAATCGTCGTGAATCGTCAATTGACATTTTTGACATTTCGGACTAGTTCCTTAGTGACAATATTAAGCAATGCTTGCGTAAGATTTGCTTACAATATTATTGCGTCATAGTGTTCAAAATTAACTAAAATTCGCTGTAAGAAATTAGTAACACATATCTTGCATATGAATTGTGCAATATTGCTTCATATTTTGATCCAGAAGCTAGCGCCAGAGTATTGCAATTTTAAACCCGAAAGATCATCGGTGAAAGATACTGCTAATGTAACTTGTATAAGACTGCGAATCAAAAATCTTCGTGGTATCGTATGGTAGCGGTGTTACTGTATGTTCATCTCCCCTAATGTCAATCTCACTTTGTATATAGTGACAGTTTTGTAGTTAGAGTTGTTTACACGGCTAATTTGAGTATCGATAGAAAAAAATCCTTTTTTTTCTGTAGTCAATAGGTTTTACTTGCATACAGAGTATTCGTTAACTCGTATATTAGACATAGAACTTTATTCTGCTCTATAAATTATTATTTTACAGAGATTTTTTTGTTAGACAGTTTGGATTCTTCTGACTTTTTATCTCTAAAATACTAGATAATGGAAAATTAAACAAAATAGTAATAGTTGATACTTATTTAATTTATTTAACCATCCAATTTTTAGCAGATAACTGAGAACGAAAGACATACACAATAGCATACATGTTCACGATATATGACATAATGTAACTGATACCAACGACTCCGCTGCAAATAATAAATACAATGCCTTTGCCCACTGATTCACTTCTTGAGGAACTGGATCCATTGGGCACTGGAACGCAGTCTGAAGCTTTAATGCAAACGTTGGCTGAATTCCGCATGTAACCATCTAAGCATCCACAATCAGGCGGAGAAAGCTGGAAAACATGACAATTTATAACGTACGATGTATGAAAATATATAACGGGCGCCACGAGGCGTCAATAGTTTACTTTTATCGCTTTCCGCTTCAAGGTTATAATGACAATAGAATTTATTTGTTACCACGCAGCTATACAACTTTATTTCCGAATTAATAATTAATAGGTCGATGTGAGTTGGTGGCAACAATAGTTAAGGAAAATAAAGAGTTTTACCTTGTATTCGGGATCTGGCTTGTTGTCGTAGCAACGAACTTCCAGAGCTCGCATAGTTTTATTTAAAACTGCATATTTTCCACACAGTAGATAGTGAAGTTGAGAAACTGTCTGCAGTGGTACCCCTGTGGGTCCAAATTGATTCGTCACTCCATTTTGACCAGATTCAGCCGGTAGCGCGCCAATAACTTAAGAAAAAACAACAGTAATGTTAAATATTATCTATTTAGTTAAACCTCCACTAGGAATATAAAGAAGTCAATTCATTGTTCACCATAGAAGCACTGGATGTTTAGATTCTTGTCCTATTTAACAAAGGCAAGCATTTAAACTTCCAAGTGCAGATCTGGTAAAAAACACAATACTCTCTCTATTGGTACAGGTAGGCAATTACACACTCGGATCGGAATGTCCCACTTTTTTTCCTTGGTATGTTGTATACTATTGTTACACACATGATCTATTTATACTTACATGTAATATCAATAGCAGCGAATAAGAAAAACAATATATTTCCGTTTAGTAACATGTTATGATGAGCTTGACGTCCACACAGAGGAATAAATGAATGTTACTAAGGCAAACCCGGTTATGCGGGGATCCCATATCGAGACGTTAATGACGCATGCGCTAGTAATTACGGATTATTAATAAGTTCTAATTGTTGGTGTTAGGCGTTTTATGTGCAAGTGAGTTGACTACTAGCAAATTTGCTACGAAATGAGAAGTTAATGTAATGCTTAAACGCTTTGACCACTTTCTGCTAGCGTAATGATTTACTGTAATATCTATTTAATAGACTAGTGACCAAGGACCTATTGTCCAATGCAGCTGAATAATTATGACCTTTGAGATCCATAAAATTAATGTGTGTATGCATGTGTGTGTATTTGGGTGGGTGTTTACCATAAGAGATTTTGTTGGATGACTAGGCTTTAAATCCTCAAAAATAGACGTAGAACTATTTTATTCTGTCAAATGATTTATTGACAGTGGACCTTCTGTTAGAAAACTTGAGATCCCCGGATTTTTCATCTTTAAAATACCGAATAAAGGACAATCAAACAAAGTAATGATCGATAATGATTATTTATTTTATTTCATCATTTATTTTCTTTAAAAAAAAAGGCCTTATACCGCAAATAATGGTTGCAATAACCAGAAAAAGTAGGAATCCTGTTTAACAACATGCTGCAGTATGCTCGTAGTCAACACTGAGTTGCTAATAAGTGTAGTTATGGTAAATATTATTATATATGGATTCGATTATGCGACTTCAATCACGCATACAGTCTTACTTTTATAGTATAAACAGCAGCTAACATTAATTTTAATTTTCTGTATTCGATCCTTTATTTAGGCATTCAATGTGCATAAAAACATGTGCGGTTATCCTGTTATTCGTTTACGGTATAGGTTTAAATGATAACGATGCCTACTGGTGGTTTGGACTGACGTCAGCGGTACCAGCTTATCTTGCCTATTTACGTTCTCATTAAAACTAAACAAAAGTTTTCTCTCTTCTATATGTTTGAAAAAACAAAGACTATACGTCTCGTATACTGATCGATTATGCCGTTAAACTTCTGTGTTTGCGTTTTAGTTTCTAAGGGTTTATTTTCAGCCCAAGAGTTTTCAGGTTTTCCAAACACCAAATCAAGAGTTTCTTCATTGATTATTCCGTTAAACTTCTGTGCTTGCGTTTTAGTTTCTAAGGGTTTATTTTCAGCCCAAGAGTTTTCAGGTTTTCCAAACACCAAATCAAGAGTTTCTTCATTGATTATTCCGTTAAACTTCTGTGCTTGCGTTTCAGTTTCTAAGGGTTTATTTTCAGCCCAAGAGTTTTCAGGTTTTCCAAACACCAAATCAAGAGTTTCTTCATTGATTATTCCGTTAAACTTCTGTGCTTGCGTTTTAGTTTCTAAGGGTTTATTTTCAGCCCAAGAGTTTTCAGGTTTTCCAAACACCAAATCAAGAGTTTCTTCATTGATTATTCCGTTAAACTTCTGTGCTTGCGTTTTAGTTTCTAAGGGTTTATTATCAGCCGAAGAGTTTTCAGGTTTTCCAAACACCAAATCAAGAGTTTCTTGATCGATTATTCCGTTAAACTTCTGTGCTTGCGTTTCAGGTTCTAAAGAGGTATGTGAAACCGAATCATGTGAGAATAATTTTAGATCATCTTCAAGCCGTTTTGAAGAATCATTGTTGGCACTGGATGCTAAAGTCTCTGATTTCTGTTCTTCGTCCTTAAGGCAATCTTCAAGTTTTACACAAATGTGTGATGAATTTCGTATGTAACCCTCGTTGCACCAACAGAATTGCTGGAACTGTAACAAAGAAATAAGTTAGAAAATAAAATTAAGGTAAGACTATAATAGGTATTGTATATGAAGTGAAGATTAATGACCTTATGTTTATCTAATTTTTAATACTTTGATCTCTATGGACTTGTTTTTGGAAATTACTTGAGAGAAACGTACGCATACTTGATTAGTCGTAATAGCAGTACAAAAAATATCTTACCCGGTAGCATAGTTTGTTATTACGATCGTTGCACTCATCTTCACACTCTATCCGCGTGCTGTTGTAATGCTCGTTTTCTCTGCATGTAATGCCTGTGTGTTCTTGATCTTCGTAATCCACGTTCCAGGTCCCTTCACTTCCTTTAGTAGGCATTGCTTCAATCCCTTGAAACAAAAAAATTAAAATAGTTTGTGCTCATCTCTATACCTAAAATATTGTTAAATAATAAAGATATATTTATCACACATATTATTTGTACTTACGTGTCAAGCCGACGAGAGCGAAAAATGCAAACAGGAAAATGTTGTTCGACATGATGCCAGTGTCAATGTACATGCCACTCTGGAGTAATTTAATTCGTCAGGCTATTTATACATGGCTCTTATCAGTTTGTATGAAATCATCAGGCATTACGGTTAATGGTGTGGGGTGCAATCACCAGGGAACAAGCTCGTATTTAGTATACTTTTAGGTATTGTATATTGGTTTGCATGTTTTAGGTTTCCACTATATTAAATTGGTGTTAATACCGTACGATGGACGATGTGGCTCAATAAGTTATAGATAAAATTGAACGGAATATAGTATAGTGCCGGATAGCTCAACTGGTAGAGCACTCGGCGCGATACCGACATGGTCTGGGTTCGATTCCCAGTTCGGGCTATCTATATTTTTCTCAATTTATCTATAAATTGTCTTATTGAGAAGGTTTGCATGTTTTAGGTTTCCACTATATTAAATTGGTATTAATACCGTACGATGGACGGTGTGGCTCAATAAGTTATAGATAAAATTGAACGGAATATAGTATAGTGCCGGATAGCTCAACTGGTAGAGCACTCGGCGCGATACCGACATGGTCTGGGTTCGATTCCCAGTTCGGGCTATCTATATTTTTCTCAATTTATCTATAAATTGTCTTATTGAGAAGGTTTGCATGTTTTAGGTTTCCACTATATTAAATTGGTGTTAATACCGTACGATGGACGGTGGGCTCAATAAGTTATAGATAAAATTGAACGGAATATAGTATAGTGCCGGATAGCTCAACTGGTAGAGCACTCGGCGCGATACCGACATGGTCTGGGTTCGATTCCCAGTTCGGGCTATCTATATTTTTCTCAATTTATCTATAAATTGTCTTATTGAGAAGGTTTGCATGTTTTAGGTTTCCACTATATTAAATTGGTATTGTATTGTATATTTTGATAAACCTTATCGGTAAACGAGCACTGGTTTTTCCTTTGTCGGTGATGAGAACTTTTAGTTCAAAAACAATAATACATGTCATTAGTCACGTTTTAATATTATATTTACCGAGCGTTAATATGTAGGTCAAAAATCGACAATTCGAAGAATTAAAGTTAAAACAAAATAATAATTTAGCTGACTTCAAATTTCATCATCCTTATTGACTTATTTGGATGATGTCGGTATTTGTTGAGCTGCAATATGTTAAGCAAAACTATCAAAAAGAAATATGTTTCTTTTAATATCACTTTTCATTCTAGGTCGGTTGTTGAAACATAGTTGGATTTTGAAGATATGAAATATGGCATTACGTAAGCAATGCTTTGTAAAAACCTATCAGCTCGATGAGGGGTAGAATCGAATAGAGTGCGGGTTGCGTTTGCATTGAGGTTATGTAGAATAAGTCAAAAAACATGTTCTGAAAAAATATCTTTATTTAACCATAACTTATAGATAATGTTAATAATAGGTATTTCTTGGAGTTACACTCTACAAAGTAAGCAATTTATATTTAAAAAATTTCTACAACATAGATACAGATTACATATTGGTTAATGTGAAAAAGCTCTTGGAAATTATGACTAAGTTTCCATGAGTGGAGTCTTGAAGAGTTTTAAAAAATAATAATGAAAGTACTAAATGATTACGGATCACTCGTGAGAACTATTATTTCCAAAGCCGAATGTGTTTAATGGAATTGCTCTTTCGGATTGACAAGGCTTACGCATGGTACGAAAAACTAAGTATATAATCATTCCAACCGTTACAATCTGGAAGGTTATTAGTATAATGCAATACGGAAAGGCAGGTTTCTTAATATCATTTGCCGAGGAAGTAGTTGCATCTGCTTCTTTAGGTTGAATAGTAGATGATACGTTTAGTTCTGCGGACGATGCATTGTTGGGGACATAAACTTTTTCAGTTGGGCTGACAACTGCGTCTTCATGGTGGGTAGTAGTATTTAAGTTAGAATTCGTACTTATATTGAATTCGGATTGACCAGTAACATTTTCATCTTTTCTTGATGCCATTATTTTTCTTATTGCAGAAGTTTCATCATTTCTTTCCGGCTGTATAGTACTGTTCAATTCTTTTCTTGTAAGCGTTGAGTTCGTAGCATAAGTGGTGTTTGCAGGGTCTGTTAGAAGATTCTGGGAAAGAGAAGACATATATTATAAAATTGTAATAAATACATAGTAAACTCTGTAATAAAAGTCTTTGGTCCTTAATGTAATTGGTTCATGCCATTATTTTCGAAATTGTTCTTAGTATAGTTGATTAGTGAATAAAAATCAAAATAAAGTCTTTCCAATTTCACAAAACTGATCTCAATCGGTCTCTATCTGTTCGAATATTATAGAATCAACACAATAAAACATACACACAAATAAACTACGGACGCTTAGACAAAATCCTGAAAACAAGCAATTATCTATAACATTAAAATGTCACCACTTCATTAAAAGCCGATTGTCGAAAATCGAACCAGGGACAATAACCTCTAGTTATTTAAATCATCAATACTTGCATTAAAAAGTTTAAAATAAGATGTTTTTACCTTAAGATCAGTTCCTGAATCTTCCCCGTCACGTGTAGAGTTAATTGGCTGGCTTTTGGCACTTGTATTGATTTCGGATTGACCAGTAACATTTTCATCTTTTTTTGATGCCATTATTTTTCTTATTGCAGAACTTTCATCATTTCTTTCCGGCTGTATAATACTGTTCAATTCTTTTCTTGTTAGCGTTGAATTCGTAAGATAAGTTGTGTTTGCAAGTTCTGTTAGAAGATTCTGGGAAAGAGAAGACATATATTATAAAATTGTAATAAATACATAGTAAACTCTGTAATAAAAGTCTTTGGTCCTTAAAGTAATTGGTTCATGCCATTATTTTCGAAATTGTTCTTAGTATAGTTGATTAGTGAATAAAAATCAAAATAAAGTCTTTCCAATTTCACAAAACTGATCTCAATCGGTCTCTATCTGTTCGAATATTATAGAATCAACACAATAAAACATACACACAAATAAACTACGGACGCTTAGACAAAATCCTGAAAACAAGCAATTATCTATAACATTAAAATGTCACCACTTCATTAAAAGCCGATTGTCGAAAATCGAACCAGGGACAATAACCTCTAGTTATTTAAATCATCAATACTTGCATTAAAAAGTTTAAAATAAGATGTTTTTACCTTAAGATCAGTTCCTGAATCTTCCCCGTCACGTGTAGAGTTAATTGGCTGGCTTTTGGCAATTGTATTGATTTCGGATTGACCAGTAATAATTTCATCTTTTTTTGATGCCATTATTTTTCTTATGGCAGAACCTTCATCATTTCTTTCCGGCGGAATAGAACTGTTCAATTCTTTTCTTGTAAGCGTGGAGTTCGTAGCATAAGTGGTGTTTGCAGGTTCTGTTAGAAGATTCTGGGAAAGAGAAGACATATATTATAAAATTGTAATAAATACATAGTAAACTCTGTAATAAAAGTCTTTGGTCCTTAAAGTAATTGGTTCATGCCATTATTTTCGAAATTGTTCTTAGTATAGTTGATTAGTGAATAAAAATCAAAATAAAGTCTTTCCAATTTCACAAAACTGATCTCAATCGGTCTCTATCTGTTCGAATATTATAGAATCAACACAATAAAACATACACACAAATAAACTACGGACGCTTAGACAAAATCCTGAAAACAAGCAATTATCTATAACATTAAAATGTCACCACTTCATTAAAAGCCGATTGTCGAAAATCGAACCAGGGACAATAACCTCTAGTTATTTAAATCATCAATACTTGCATTAAAAAGTTTAAAATAAGATGTTTTTACCTTAAGATCAGTTCCTGAATCTTCCCCGTCACGTGTAGAGTTAATTGGCTGGCTTTTGGCAATTGTATTGATTTCGGATTGACCAGTAATAATTTCATCTTTTTTTGATGCCATTATTTTTCTTATGGCAGAACCTTCATCATTTCTTTCCGGCGGAATAGAACTGTTCAATTCTTTTCTTGTAAGCGTGGAGTTCGTAGCATAAGTGGTGTTTGCAGGTTCTGTTAGAAGATTCTGGGAAAGAGAAGACATATATTATAAAATTGTAATAAATACATAGTAAACTCTGTAATAAAAGTCTTTGGTCCTTAAAGTAATTGGTTCATGCCATTATTTTCGAAATTGTTCTTAGTATAGTTGATTAGTGAATAAAAATCAAAATAAAGTCTTTCCAATTTCACAAAACTGATCTCAATCGGTCTCTATCTGTTCGAATATTATAGAATCAACACAATAAAACATACACACAAATAAACTACGGACGCTTAGACAAAATCCTGAAAACAAGCAATTATCTATAACATTAAAATGTCACCACTTCATTAAAAGCCGATTGTCGAAAATCGAACCAGGGACAATAACCTCTAGTTATTTAAATCATCAATACTTGCATTAAAAAGTTTAAAATAAGATGTTTTTACCTTAAGATCAGTTCCTGAATCTTCCCCGTCACGTGTAGAGTTAATTGGCTGGCTTTTGGCACTTGTATTGATTTCGGATTGACCAGTAATATTTTCATCTTTTTTTGATGCCATTATTTTTCTTATTGCAGAACCTTCATCATTTCTTTCCGGCTGTATAGTACTGTTCAATTCTTTTCTTGTAAGCGTTGAGTTCGTAGCATAAGTGGTGTTTGCAGGTTCTGTTAGAAGATTCTGGGAAAGAGAAGACATATATTATAAAATTGTAATAAATACATAGCAAACTCTGTAATAAAAGTCTTTGGTCCTTAACGTAATTGGTTTATGCCATTATTTTCGAAATTGTTCTTTGTATAGTTGATTAGTGAATAAAAATCAAAATAAAGTCTTTCCAATTTCACAAAACTGATCTCAATCGGTCTCTATCTGTTCGAATATTATAGAATCAACACAATAAAACATACACACAAATAAACTACGGACGCTTAGACAAAATCCTGAAAACAAGCAATTATCTATAACATAAAAATGTCACCACTTCATTATAAGCCGATTGTCGAAAATCGAACCAGGGACGATAACCTCTAGTTATTTAAATCATCAATACTTGTATGAAAAAGTTTAGAATAAGATGTTTTTACCTTAAGATCAGTTCCTGAATCCTCCCCGTCACGTGTAGAGTTAATTGGATGGCTTTTGGTACCTTAAAAAATAACCAAAATTATGTTAAATTACCATTTATGCGATTGCAATTTAATTTGAAGTATTAAGAACTTGGTTTGTGATTTATATATGATTTTGTTGCTAACATCTATATATTCTAGGTGGTAAACTAAGCAACGAATTGTCACACGAGAAATCAATGGTCAGAATCAGAATTATTACTTACATGAGAAGCCAATGGCCAGGATGAGAATTATTAAAGTAATTTGCGACATTTTTACAGAGATGGTACAGACACTACTGTAATTATGGTAGCGATATCAACACTAATATGATTTACTCGGTTCGACAGCGCTTTATATACTCCACCAAACCGGGATTAAAACTAGATAAGAATTTTCTTTATCCCCGCATTGTTTTATTGACGAACATGCAAAATAATGTGCAAATTAGGGCAGGGTGGGCCCCTTAAGGAAAATAATTATTATATCGTATATACGTCGAAATATATGTCTACATACATGCTGACATATAATTACGCATCTATTTCTGCATAGATATGTACTTATATGGATGCATATATGTCTTTTATATTCTTATATAAATGTCTAAATATATGAATGCATATACGTAGGTATATATTTTACAATTATCAAAATATATATTTTTTTAAATAACGTAAAAAAATATTTTGCCGCGAAAAAAGAAGTTTCAATGAAGTGAAAATAAGTATCAAGGGTCTAAAAATAAGTAAACGCGATGAAAAAATTAACGATATAATAATTATTTTTCTTAAAGGGCCCACTCTGCCCTAAACTCCCCTGCTACCTATTACTACTTTTAGATACATGCAATACAGGATAATCGCAACGGGAAAATATATGCAAACATATCTGTATTATATATGTCACTTATATAAAAATATACTTCTCGATCAATGTCGGCATAAATGTCTATATTTTTACTATATAGCCACATATATGTCAGGGCTGGCAATAAACTATCGAACAAGGTACTTGCTTACTACAGCGTTGGACCAGGTTCGATTCCGGCATGCACCAATGAATTTTATTTTCACAATACTATTTATGTGCATTACATTGGCAACCCCCTGGTGGTGGAATACTGACGATTTTTCGAGCGAGTGGAACTATAAAAAATTGTCCTCAATGTGACATATATGTTGCATATAATTTTCACATATATATTTTTCCATGCGGGCTACTCAGTAGTTCAAAATACTTTAGGTATCATTGTACTTATTTATTGCTCATATCTGGATAATCTGATCAGGATTTTTGTTCATTATTCAGAAAGCTATTAGAATAACGCATAAATAAGTAAGCAATACTAGCTTAATCATGTTACTAGACCCAATGAAATCACAACTTTAAATCGTTTGAAACGTTAATTTACTCATTCAAATATAACTAAAGACGTCTATTAGCATTCGGCTTTAATCCATAGGCACCAATGTAAATAAGAGTTGATATTTAAGTAGAATATAAATGATAAAAGTTAATTAACGCAATTACTCAAGTCGTTTATAATGATGCGCATTAGTAAAAAACAACGAATACATAAGAAAAAAGTTGTTTCAATTAGTATTGCGGCTAAAGTTAGGCTCTAAGAATCACTTGAAAAAACCGTCAAGTTGGAATCAAATGAAACATCATTTTGAAACTCTGACAGGCATTTCGAGCTATAAATGCTACTAGTATAGTCTATTTAATTATTATTTCTAAATCATTTACTAGGCCTGGAAACAGTCAATACTATCAACCGCCAATGATGAGTTATAATATTTTGTTTAGCTTGACCAGACCTATAACCTCTCATCAGATCCATATTGTTTGGGTTTTTCTTGTATGTCGCCAGTAATGATTCATTATTAAACGGTTCTATAAATAACAATTGTTATTGTTATTGTTATTTGTTTATTGTATGCAGCCTATTATTCAAATAATTTTTATTGTGTCTTCAAAGATGATCTGGTAAATATTTACCTATCTGCAGACCAAATGGATCTTTTTGTGACGTATTTATTAAAAAAAACAGCATGTATTCGTCTGTCTTATAAAGAGCGAATTGACATTATTATGCAATTCGCATAGATGCTTCGCATCATGAGTCGTGCAATAGTATTAGTGACAAGTATTTTTCGAAGTTATACTGTGTAAAGTAAAGTAATTATAGTTGAGACAATTTTACAATTAAGTTATGTTACTTCTAAATTAATGACTGTTAAATGTACATATATAAGGACTATCATTTACTCGGCCTAGAAACGGTCAGTGTTATCAACTGGAAATGGTGAGTAATAACATCATGCCTAACTTGACCAGACGTCAATATTACCTCTTATCAGTTCCGTGTGTTTGGGTTTTTTGTGTGCCACCACAAATGATTAATCATTAAACGGTTATATACATAGCAATATATATTAATAATAGTAATTTTCAGCTCGGCTTTTTAAAAAAAAATGTCTATATCCGAGTATCAAGTCGCTGTCAGTAGAACCTTTAATGCTTTACTTTGAAACCTACTTTATATTTAGTTAGAAAATGCGTTCCACTCTGATCTGCTATCCTGTTCCAATAACCGATTATTACATTTCGGTTAATTTACCCTGATTAAACAAAACGATTTAATTAATCGTCTTTAATCGTCATAATCGTCATGGAGTTTCAGATTTAATCGTCCTAAATCGTCAAAAGACGATTTATTATTTTACGATTTAAAACGATTCATGACGATTAAAATTTTTAATCGTCATGAATCGTCTATTAATTATTAAAGAAGATAAAAAACGATTAAATTTTTAATCTTTTTTAATCCTGTCGAATCGTCAATTGACGATTCACGACGATTTAAAACTATCAAAAACTTAATCGTTTTAAATTCTCTCGAATCGTTAGTTGACGATTCACCACGATTAAAAACGATTAAAAATTTAATCGTTTTTAATCTTCTTTAATAATCAATTGACGATTCACGACGATTTAAAACGATTAAAAATTTAATCGTTTTTAATCATCAATTGACGATTCATGACGATTTGTGACGATTAAAACAGTTTTAATCGTCACAAACCGTTTTGTTTAATCAGGGTAATTTGAACCAGTGACTCAAATTAGTGTTATCATAATACCTATATCCTGCCGGGACGCTGATAGCGGCTAACATTAGTTCTCGGTATGAGTTTTCGAAGTCATGTTTTCCTGGTTTGGTATCCATTAGGTAGTGTGAGTCAGATAAATAGTAATAGTTATACTACTTTAGTTCTGACCAAGTGTCCCTGCTAAATCCATGCGACTGGAATCTTTGAAAGCAAAAGACAACAGGGTCACTGCAGCCAGCTACCCTAGCGGCAGGTTCTTCAACCAATGAATCCGTGTTTGTGTGATTAACTATCAGCATTTTCCTAATCTTGGCAGTGGCTGAGTACTTAAATAATTTAGAGTTTAAATGAGGGTGTGAAGAATAATACGAATACGTTAATATGCAAAATTATTGTTTATTAGTAATTTATCAGTCCGTTAATTAGTCCAATTTCCATTTATATGTTACGCTCTACATGCCGATGATTGTTTCAGAGAGCTCCAAGTTTTCAGATACATTGGGACAGTCTTCAACTTTGATGCAAGTATCTGATTTATCTCTAACGTACCCCTTTTTACACCAGCATACTGTTGTAAACTGTAACAAAAAAAAACAAATAGCTACAGAATAAAAGTAAAGACATATAACTTGGTGTTTATTTAATTCCACAACTCTAATCTTTGCTTGCTTTGCGGCGTTAATTACTTCATACCTGTCACAATACTAATTACGCTTTCAATAGGAGCCCTTATAATTTTTAGATTCTATTGTGACGTGGCCGTGACTCTTATCAGTTCCGGGTCAATTAAATGTGATTCGGGGTTTTATCCAACACACACGGGCATGACACTGTTTTAATTTTTATCAGTATTTAAAATATTTCTTACTTTAAAGCAGAATGTCGGGTTGTGATCATCACAGCGCTCTTCACACCCACGCCGCATGGAGTCGTAGGCCTCGTTTTCACCACAAAAGCTTTTTCAAAAAAAAGAAAAGATATCTGTATTTCAAACACGACGTAAAGTAGGTAGGGAACGCAGAAGTTTATTGCATCATTCAAAATCAATAATAAATATTATTAAAGATTTAAATTCTAACGGCAAACCTGAAAACAGGAAAACCGCATCGGAATGTACGCCCGATAAACGTTGAAAAATATTATGAAAATATTGAAATTATGACAAACTAGAGTTCATATTTAGGCATACAGCTAGATAGAAAAATAGTTGAGTAACTCTTTTACGTCATCAAAATTAATTGTTGTGCCTATATAACCAGTTGCAATATTAATCTAAGTTATAGTCGTTAATTAACTTTATCGTAGGAAAGAAGTTAATACTAAAGGCCACATGATGTCAGAAAAGTTCGCACTTGTTCTGCTCGTCGCTTGCATCGCCTTTATTGGTAAGTATAAATAATATATGTATATCCAATATGTGTAATATTTTTTTATTCAACACCACCATCTAGATATTAGCTAGTGAAATAGGTATTAATATTATTTTTTTATTTTTTTAAGGGATCGAAACTTCGCCCATCAACAGTGACTCTTGGAAAGATGGCTTTTGTGGTGAAAACGAGGCCTACGACTCCATGCGGCGTGGGTGTGAAGAGCGCTGTGATGATCACAACCCGACATTCTGCTTTAAAGTAAGAAATATTTTAAATACTGATAAAAATTAAAACAGTGTCATGCCCGTGTTGTGTTTGGATAAATCCCGAATCACATTTAATTGACCGGAACTGATAAGAGTCACGGTCACGTCAAAATAGAATCTAAAAATTATAAGGGCTCCTATTGAAAGCGTAATTAGTATTGTGACAGGTATGAAGTAATTAACGCCGCAAAGCAAGCAAAGATTAGAGTTGTGGAATTAAATAAACACCAAGTTATATGTCTTTACTTTTATTCTGTAGCTATTTGTTTTTTTTTGTTACAGTTTACAACAGTATGCTGGTGTGAAAAGGGGTACGTTAGAGATAAATCAGATACTTGCATCAAAGTTGAAGACTGTCCCAATGTATCTGAAAACTTGGAGTTCTCTGAAACAATCATCGGCATGTAGAGCGTAACATATAAATGGAAATTGGACTAATTAACGGACTGATAAATTACTAATAAACAATAATTTTGCATATTAACGTATTCGTATTATTCTTCACACCCTCATTTAAACTCTAAATTATTTAAGTACTCAGACACTGCCAAGATTAGGAAAATGCTGATAGTTAATCACAGAAACACGGATTCATTGGTTGAAGAAACTGCCGCTAGGGTAGCTGGCTGCAGTGACCCTGTTGTCTTTTGCTTTCAAAGATTTCAGTCGCATGGATTTAGCAGGGACACTTGGTCAGAACTAAAGTAGTATAACTATTACTATTTATCTGACTCACACTACCTAATGGATACCAAACCAGGAAAACATGACTTCGAAAACTCATACCGAGAACTAATGTTAGCCGCTATCAACGTCCCGGCAGGATATAGGTATTATGATAACACTAATTTGAGTCACTGGTTCAAATTACCCTGATTAAACAAAACGATTTGTGACGATTAAAACTGTTTTAATCGTCACAAATCGTCATGAATCGTCAATTGATGATTAAAAACGATTAAATTTTTAATCGTTTTAAATCGTCGTGAATCGTCAATTGATTATTAAAGAAGATTAAAAACGATTAAATTTTTAATCGTTTTTAATCGTGGTGAATCGTCAACTAACGATTCGAGAGAATTTAAAACGATTAAGTTTTTGATAGTTTTAAATCGTCGTGAATCGTCAATTGACATTTTTGACATTTCGGACTAGTTCCTTAGTGACAATATTAAGCAATGCTTGCGTAAGATTTGCTTACAATATTATTGCGTCATAGTGTTCAAAATTAACTAAAATTCGCTGTAAGAAATTAGTAACACATATCTTGCATATGAATTGTGCAATATTGCTTCATATTTTGATCCAGAAGCTAGCGCCAGAGTATTGCAATTTTAAACCCGAAAGATCATCGGTGAAAGATACTGCTAATGTAACTTGTATAAGACTGCGAATCAAAAATCTTCGTGGTATCGTATGGTAGCGGTGTTACTGTATGTTCATCTCCCCTAATGTCAATCTCACTTTGTATATAGTGACAGTTTTGTAGTTAGAGTTGTTTACACGGCTAATTTGAGTATCGATAGAAAAAAATCCTTTTTTTTCTGTAGTCAATAGGTTTTACTTGCATACAGAGTATTCGTTAACTCGTATATTAGACATAGAACTTTATTCTGCTCTATAAATTATTATTTTACAGAGATTTTTTTGTTAGACAGTTTGGATTCTTCTGACTTTTTATCTCTAAAATACTAGATAATGGAAAATTAAACAAAATAGTAATAGTTGATACTTATTTAATTTATTTAACCATCCAATTTTTAGCAGATAACTGAGAACGAAAGACATACACAATAGCATACATGTTCACGATATATGACATAATGTAACTGATACCAACGACTCCGCTGCAAATAATAAATACAATGCCTTTGCCCACTGATTCACTTCTTGAGGAACTGGATCCATTGGGCACTGGAACGCAGTCTGAAGCTTTAATGCAAACGTTGGCTGAATTCCGCATGTAACCATCTAAGCATCCACAATCAGGCGGAGAAAGCTGGAAAACATGACAATTTATAACGTACGATGTATGAAAATATATAACGGGCGCCACGAGGCGTCAATAGTTTACTTTTATCGCTTTCCGCTTCAAGGTTATAATGACAATAGAATTTATTTGTTACCACGCAGCTATACAACTTTATTTCCGAATTAATAATTAATAGGTCGATGTGAGTTGGTGGCAACAATAGTTAAGGAAAATAAAGAGTTTTACCTTGTATTCGGGATCTGGCTTGTTGTCGTAGCAACGAACTTCCAGAGCTCGCATAGTTTTATTTAAAACTGCATATTTTCCACACAGTAGATAGTGAAGTTGAGAAACTGTCTGCAGTGGTACCCCTGTGGGTCCAAATTGATTCGTCACTCCATTTTGACCAGATTCAGCCGGTAGCGCGCCAATAACTTAAGAAAAAACAACAGTAATGTTAAATATTATCTATTTAGTTAAACCTCCACTAGGAATATAAAGAAGTCAATTCATTGTTCACCATAGAAGCACTGGATGTTTAGATTCTTGTCCTATTTAACAAAGGCAAGCATTTAAACTTCCAAGTGCAGATCTGGTAAAAAACACAATACTCTCTCTATTGGTACAGGTAGGCAATTACACACTCGGATCGGAATGTCCCACTTTTTTTCCTTGGTATGTTGTATACTATTGTTACACACATGATCTATTTATACTTACATGTAATATCAATAGCAGCGAATAAGAAAAACAATATATTTCCGTTTAGTAACATGTTATGATGAGCTTGACGTCCACACAGAGGAATAAATGAATGTTACTAAGGCAAACCCGGTTATGCGGGGATCCCATATCGAGACGTTAATGACGCATGCGCTAGTAATTACGGATTATTAATAAGTTCTAATTGTTGGTGTTAGGCGTTTTATGTGCAAGTGAGTTGACTACTAGCAAATTTGCTACGAAATGAGAAGTTAATGTAATGCTTAAACGCTTTGACCACTTTCTGCTAGCGTAATGATTTACTGTAATATCTATTTAATAGACTAGTGACCAAGGACCTATTGTCCAATGCAGCTGAATAATTATGACCTTTGAGATCCATAAAATTAATGTGTGTATGCATGTGTGTGTATTTGGGTGGGTGTTTACCATAAGAGATTTTGTTGGATGACTGGGCTTTAAATCCTCAAAAATAGACGTAGAACTATTTTATTCTGTCAAATGATTTATTGACAGTGGACCTTCTGTTAGAAAACTTGAGATCCCCGGATTTTTCATCTTTAAAATACCGAATAAAGGACAATCAAACAAAGTAATGATCGATAATGATTATTTATTTTATTTCATCATTTATTTTCTTTAAAAAAAAAAGGCCTTATACCGCAAATAATGGTTGCAATAACCAGAAAAAGTAGGAATCCTGTTTAACAACATGCTGCAGTATGCTCGTAGTCAACACTGAGTTGCTAATAAGTGTAGTTATGGTAAATATTATTATATATGGATTCGATTATGCGACTTCAATCACGCATACAGTCTTACTTTTATAGTATAAACAGCAGCTAACATTAATTTTAATTTTCTGTATTCGATCCTTTATTTAGGCATTCAATGTGCATAAAAACATGTGCGGTTATCCTGTTATTCGTTTACGGTATAGGTTTAAATGATAACGATGCCTACTGGTGGTTTGGACTGACGTCAGCGGTACCAGCTTATCTTGCCTATTTACGTTCTCATTAAAACTAAACAAAAGTTTTCTCTCTTCTATATGTTTTAAAAAACGAAGACTATACTTCTCGTCCTATAAGCTGAAAAAGGAAATAAATTTTGAGTGAAACTTGTTACATAGATACAATATTTTGTAAGAGACTTAAATACTTTTTGGAACACACTAGTAATACTATTACTCATTTTATTTGAATACGAGTCCATGACGGTTTTTGATCTGTCTTACTTTATTTAGTCTTACTTTACTGAACAACCATGTTCAAATTCTTCTACCACTGGAAATTTTCGACTTGACGAACATTACTAGTACCCTATAGCTGGAAATGTATGAAGATTCCATACATATATTGTCAAGCCCTACTAGGAATGGTTGCCAGGCCAGAAATTTTCAACATTACAATCTAGGCATCATAAAACAACTCTAACAGATTCCAAATAGATTCTAGTAGAACTCAAGTTTGACGGAAATGTGTTGGAATGATTCTTCTTCATACATAGAGAATTATTCTATGGATAATGATAAGAGAAGTCCATCGTAGGATTGCATGTTGCTAGAACCTTCCACAGTTCTTTTTGATGGACTACTTATAGGGGTAGTAATGTCAAATACAACAGAAAATCAGATGTCAAATACAAATTCTACTTTTTAAAAACTATTTTTTATTTATCTCTCTTATTGTATTACATGAATATGGTATCGTAATCGTACATTAGTTTACTTATCAACTAGGAAACATTACACTGATTTTAACGAATGATTCTTATTACTATGTTATTTAGACTATTTTACGTCGATTTAAACTTCTGCTGGTGGTTCCTCAGCCGAAGAGTTTTCAGGTTTTCCAAACAGCTAATCAAGAGTTTCTTGATCGATTATTCCGTTAAACTTCTGTGCTTGCGTTTCAGTTTCTAAGGGTTTCTTTTCAGCCGAAGAGTTTTTAGGTTTTCCAAACACCAAATCAAGAGTTTCTTGATCGATTTTTCCGTTAAACTTCTGTGCTTGCGTTTTAGTTTCTAAGGGTTTATTTTCAGCCCAAGAGTTTTCAGGTTTTCCAAACACCAAATCAAGAGTTTCTTGATCGATTATTCCGTTAAACTTCTGTGCTTGCGTTTCAGGTTCTAAAGAGGTATGTGAAACCGAATCATGTGAGAATAATTTTAGATCATCTTCAAGCCGTTTTGAAGAATCATTGTTGGCACTGGATGCTAAAGTCTCTGATTTCTGTTCTTCGTCCTTAAGGCAATCTTCAAGTTTTACACAAATGTGTGATGAATTTCGTATGTAACCCTCGTTGCACCAACAGAATTGCTGGAACTGTAACAAAGAAATAAGTTAGAAAATAAAATTAAGGTAAGACTATAATAGGTATTGTATATGAAGTGAAGATTAATGACCTTATGTTTATCTAATTTTTAATACTTTGATCTCTATGGACTTGTTTTTGGAAATTACTTGAGAGAAACGTACGCATACTTGATTAGTCGTAATAGCAGTACAAAAAATATCTTACCCGGTAGCATAGTTTGTTATTACGATCGTTGCACTCTTCTTCACACTCTATCCGCGTGCTGTTGTAATGCTCGTTTTCTCTGCATGTAATGCCTGTGTGTTCTTGATCTTCGTAATCCACGTCCCAGGTCCCTTCACTTCCTTTAGTAGGCATTGCTTCAATCCCTTGAAACAAAAAAATTAAAATAGTTTGTGCTCATCTCTATACCTAAAATATTGTTAAATAATAAAGATATATTTATCACACATATTATTTGTACTTACGTGTCAAGCCGACGAGAGCGAAAAATGCAAACAGGAAAATGTTGTTCGACATGATGCCAGTGTCAATGTACATGCCACTCTGGAGTAATTTAATTCGTCAGGCTATTTATACATGGCTCTTATCAGTTTGTATGAAATCATCAGGCATTACGGTTAATGGTGTGGGGTGCAATCACCAGGGAACAAGCTCGTATTTAGTATACTTTTAGGTATTGTATATTGGTTTGCATGTTTTAGGTTTCCTACTATATTAAATTGGTGTTAATACCGTACGATGGACGGTGTGGCTCAATAAGTTATAGATAAAATTGAACGGAATATAGTATAGTGCCGGATAGCTCAACTGGTAGAGCACTCGGCGCGATACCGACATGGTCTGGGTTCGATTCCCAGTTCGGGCTATCTATATTTTTCTCAATTTATCTATAAATTGTCTTATTGAGAAGGTTTGCATGTTTTAGGTTTCCACTATATTAAATTGGTGTTAATACCGTACGATGGACGGTGTGGCTCAATAAGTTATAGATAAAATTGAACGGAATATAGTATAGTGCCGGATAGCTCAACTGGTAGAGCACTCGGCGCGATACCGACATGGTCTGGGTTCGATTCCCAGTTCGGGCTATCTATATTTTTCTCAATTTATCTATAAATTGTCTTATTGAGAAGGTTTGCATGTTTTAGGTTTCCACTATATTAAATTGGTATTGTATTGTATATTTTGATAAACCTTATCGGTAAACGAGCACTGGTTTTTCCTTTGTCGGTGATGAGAACTTTTAGTTCAAAAACAATAATACATGTCATTAGTCACGTTTTAATATTATATTTACCGAGCGTTAATATGTAGGTCAAAAATCGACAATTCGAAGAATTAAAGTTAAAACAAAATAATAATTTAGCTGACTTCAAATTTCATCATCCTTATTGACTTATTTGGATGATGTCGGTATTTGTTGAGCTGCAATATGTTAAGCAAAACTATCAAAAAGAAATATGTTTCTTTTAATATCACTTTTCATTCTAGGTCGGTTGTTGAAACATAGTTGGATTTTGAAGATATGAAATATGGCATTACGTAAGCAATGCTTTGTAAAAACCTATCAGCTCGATGAGGGGTAGAATCGAATAGAGTGCGGGTTGCGTTTGCATTGAGGTTATGTAGAATAAGTCAAAAAACACGTTCTGAAAAAATATCTTTATTTAACCATAACTTATAGATAATGTTAATAATAGGTATTTCTTGGAGTTACACTCTACAAAGTAAGCAATTTATATTTAAAAAATTTCTACAACATAAGATACAGATTACATATTGGTTAATGTGAAAAAGCTCTTGGAAATTATGACTAAGTTTCCATGAGTGGAGTCTTGAAGAGTTTTAAAAAAACAATAATGAAAGTACTAAATGATTACGGATCACTCGTAAGAACTATTATTTCCAAAGCCGAATGAGTTTAATGGAATTGCTCTTTCGGATTGACAAGGCTTACGCATGGTACGAAAAACTAAGTATATAATCATTCCAACCGTTACAATCTGGAAGGTTATTAGTATAATGCAATACGGAAAGGCAGGTTTCTTGATATCATTTGCCGAGGAAGTAGTTACATCTGCTTCTTTAGGTTGAATAGTAGATGATACGTTTAGTTCTGCGGACGATGCATTGTTGGGGACATAAACTTTTTCAGTTGGGCTGACAACTGCGTCTTCATGGTGGGTAGTAGTATTTAAGTTAGAATTCGTACTTATATTGAATTCGGATTGACCAGTAACATTTTCATCTTTTCTTGATGCCATTATTTTTCTTATTGCAGAAGTTTCATCATTTCTTTCCGGCTGTATAGTACTGTTCAATTCTTTTCTTGTAAGCGTTGAGTTCGTAGCATAAGTGGTGTTTGCAGGGTCTGTTAGAAGATTCTGGGAAAGAGAAGACATATATTATAAAATTGTAATAAATACATAGTAAACTCTGTAATAAAAGTCTTTGGTCCTTAAAGTAATTGGTTCATGCCATTATTTTCGAAATTGTTCTTAGTATAGTTGATTAGTGAATAAAAATCAAAATAAAGTCTTTCCAATTTCACAAAACTGATCTCAATCGGTCTCTATCTGTTCGAATATTATAGAATCAACACAATAAAACATACACACAAATAAACTACGGACGCTTAGACAAAATCCTGAAAACAAGCAATTATCTATAACATTAAAATGTCACCACTTCATTAAAAGCCGATTGTCGAAAATCGAACCAGGGACAATAACCTCTAGTTATTTAAATCATCAATACTTGCATTAAAAAGTTTAAAATAAGATGTTTTTACCTTAAGATCAGTTCCTGAATCTTCCCCGTCACGTGTAGAGTTAATTGGCTGGCTTTTGGCACTTGTATTGATTTCGGATTGACCAGTAATATTTTCATCTTTTTTTGATGCCATTATTTTTCTTATTGCAGAACCTTCATCATTTCTTTCCGGCTGTATAGTACTGTTCAATTCTTTTCTTGTAAGCGTTGAATTCGTAAGATAAGTTGTGTTTGCAAGTTCTGTTAGAAGATTCTGGGAAAGAGAAGACATATATTATAAAATTGTAATAAATACATAGTAAACTCTGTAATAAAAGTCTTTGGTCCTTAAAGTAATTGGTTCATGCCATTATTTTCGAAATTGTTCTTAGTATAGTTGATTAGTGAATAAAAATCAAAATAAAGTCTTTCCAATTTCACAAAACTGATCTCAATCGGTCTCTATCTGTTCGAATATTATAGAATCAACACAATAAAACATACACACAAATAAACTACGGACGCTTAGACAAAATCCTGAAAACAAGCAATTATCTATAACATTAAAATGTCACCACTTCATTAAAAGCCGATTGTCGAAAATCGAACCAGGGACAATAACCTCTAGTTATTTAAATCATCAATACTTGCATTAAAAAGTTTAAAATAAGATGTTTTTACCTTAAGATCAGTTCCTGAATCTTCCCCGTCACGTGTAGAGTTAATTGGCTGGCTTTTGGCAATTGTATTGATTTCGGATTGACCAGTAATAATTTCATCTTTTTTTGATGCCATTATTTTTCTTATGGCAGAACCTTCATCATTTCTTTCCGGCGGAATAGAACTGTTCAATTCTTTTCTTGTAAGCGTGGAGTTCGTAGCATAAGTGGTGTTTGCAGGTTCTGTTAGAAGATTCTGGGAAAGAGAAGACATATATTATAAAATTGTAATAAATACATAGTAAACTCTGTAATAAAAGTCTTTGGTCCTTAAAGTAATTGGTTCATGCCATTATTTTCGAAATTGTTCTTAGTATAGTTGATTAGTGAATAAAAATCAAAATAAAGTCTTTCCAATTTCACAAAACTGATCTCAATCGGTCTCTATCTGTTCGAATATTATAGAATCAACACAATAAAACATACACACAAATAAACTACGGACGCTTAGACAAAATCCTGAAAACAAGCAATTATCTATAACATTAAAATGTCACCACTTCATTAAAAGCCGATTGTCGAAAATCGAACCAGGGACAATAACCTCTAGTTATTTAAATCATCAATACTTGCATTAAAAAGTTTAAAATAAGATGTTTTTACCTTAAGATCAGTTCCTGAATCTTCCCCGTCACGTGTAGAGTTAATTGGCTGGCTTTTGGCAATTGTATTGATTTCGGATTGACCAGTAATAATTTCATCTTTTTTTGATGCCATTATTTTTCTTATGGCAGAACCTTCATCATTTCTTTCCGGCGGAATAGAACTGTTCAATTCTTTTCTTGTAAGCGTGGAGTTCGTAGCATAAGTGGTGTTTGCAGGTTCTGTTAGAAGATTCTGGGAAAGAGAAGACATATATTATAAAATTGTAATAAATACATAGTAAACTCTGTAATAAAAGTCTTTGGTCCTTAAAGTAATTGGTTCATGCCATTATTTTCGAAATTGTTCTTAGTATAGTTGATTAGTGAATAAAAATCAAAATAAAGTCTTTCCAATTTCACAAAACTGATCTCAATCGGTCTCTATCTGTTCGAATATTATAGAATCAACACAATAAAACATACACACAAATAAACTACGGACGCTTAGACAAAATCCTGAAAACAAGCAATTATCTATAACATTAAAATGTCACCACTTCATTAAAAGCCGATTGTCGAAAATCGAACCAGGGACAATAACCTCTAGTTATTTAAATCATCAATACTTGCATTAAAAAGTTTAAAATAAGATGTTTTTACCTTAAGATCAGTTCCTGAATCTTCCCCGTCACGTGTAGAGTTAATTGGCTGGCTTTTGGCACTTGTATTGATTTCGGATTGACCAGTAATATTTTCATCTTTTTTTGATGCCATTATTTTTCTTATTGCAGAACCTTCATCATTTCTTTCCGGCTGTATAGTACTGTTCAATTCTTTTCTTGTAAGCGTTGAGTTCGTAGCATAAGTGGTGTTTGCAGGTTCTGTTAGAAGATTCTGGGAAAGAGAAGACATATATTATAAAATTGTAATAAATACATAGCAAACTCTGTAATAAAAGTCTTTGGTCCTTAACGTAATTGGTTTATGCCATTATTTTCGAAATTGTTCTTTGTATAGTTGATTAGTGAATAAAAATCAAAATAAAGTCTTTCCAATTTCACAAAACTGATCTCAATCGGTCTCTATCTGTTCGAATATTATAGAATCAACACAATAAAACATACACACAAATAAACTACGGACGCTTAGACAAAATCCTGAAAACAAGCAATTATCTATAACATAAAAATGTCACCACTTCATTATAAGCCGATTGTCGAAAATCGAACCAGGGACGATAACCTCTAGTTATTTAAATCATCAATACTTGTATGAAAAAGTTTAGAATAAGATGTTTTTACCTTAAGATCAGTTCCTGAATCCTCCCCGTCACGTGTAGAGTTAATTGGATGGCTTTTGGTACCTTAAAAAATAACCAAAATTATGTTAAATTACCATTTATGCGATTGCAATTTAATTTGAAGTATTAAGAACTTGGTTTGTGATTTATATATGATTTTGTTGCTAACATCTATATATTCTAGGTGGTAAACTAAGCAACGAATTGTCACACGAGTTTTCAATGGTCAGAATCAGAATTATTACTTACATGAGAAGCCAATGGCCAGGACGAGAATTATTAAAGTAATTTGCGACATTTTTACAGAGATGGTACAGACACTACTGTAATTATGGTAGCGATATCAACACTAATATGATTTACTCGGTTCGACAGCGCTTTATATACTCCACCAAACCGGGATTAAAACTAGATAAGAATTTCCTTTATCCCCGCATTGTTTTATTGACGAACATGCAAAATAATGTGCAAATTAGGGCAGGGTGGGCCCCTTAAGGAAAATAATTATTATATCGTATATACGTCGAAATATATGTCTACATACATGCTGACATATAATTACGCATCTATTTCTGCATAGATATGTACTTATATGGATGCATATATGTCTTTTATATTCTTATATAAATGTCTAAATATATGAATGCATATACGTAGGTATATATTTTACAATTATCAAAATATATATTTTTTTAAATAACGTAAAAAAATATTTTGCCGCGAAAAAAGACGTTTCAATGAAGTGAAAATAAGTATCAAGGGTCTAAAAATAAGTAAACGCGATGAAAAAATTAACGATATAATAATTATTTTTCTTAAAGGGCCCCTCTGCCCTAAACTCCCCTGCTACCTATTACTACTTTTAGATACATGCAATACAGGATAATCGCAACGGGAAAATATATGCAAACATATCTGTATTATATATGTCACTTATATAAAAATATACTTCTCGATCAATGTCGGCATAAATGTCTATATTTTTACTATATAGCCACATATATGTCAGGGCTGGCAATAAACTATCGAACAAGGTACTTGCTTACTACAGCGTTGGACCAGGTTCGATTCCGGCATGCACCAATGAATTTTATTTTCACAATACTATTTATGTGCATTACATTGGCAACCCCCTGGTGGTGGAATACTGACGATTTTTCGAGCGAGTGGAACTATAAAAAATTGTCCTCAATGTGACATATATGTTGCATATAATTTTCACATATATATTTTTCCATGCGGGCTACTCAGTAGTTCAAAATACTTTAGGTATCATTGTACTTATTTATTGCTCATATCTGGATAATCTGATCAGGATTTTTGTTCATTATTCAGAAAGCTATTAGAATAACGCATAAATAAGTAAGCAATACTAGCTTAATCATGTTACTAGACCCAATGAAATCACAACTTTAAATCGTTTGAAACGTTAATTTACTCATTCAAATATAACTAAAGACGTCTATTAGCATTCGGCTTTAATCCATAGGCACCAATGTAAATAAGAGTTGATATTTAGGTAGAATATAAATGATAAAAGTTAATTAACGCAATTACTCAAGTCGTTTATAATGATGCGCATTAGTAAAAAACAACGAATACAAAAGAAAAAAGTTGTTTCAATTAGTATTGCGGCTAAAGTTAGGCTCTAAGAATCACTTGAAAAAACCGTCAAGTTGGAATCAAATGAAACATCATTTTGAAACTCTGACAGGCATTTCGAGCTATAAATGCTACTAGTATAGTCTATTTAATTATTATTTCTAAATCATTTACTAGGCCTGGAAACAGTCAATACTATCAACCGCCAATGATGAGTTATAATATTTTGTTTAGCTTGACCAGACCTATAACCTCTCATCAGATCCATATTGTTTGGGTTTTTCTTGTATGTCGCCAGTAATGATTCATTATTAAACGGTTCTATAAATAACAATTGTTATTGTTATTGTTATTTGTTTATTGTATGCAGCCTATTATTCAAATAATTTTTATTGTGTCTTCAAAGATGATCTGGTAAATATTTACCTATCTGCAGACCAAATGGATCTTTTTGTGACGTATTTATTAAAAAAAACAGCATGTATTCGTCTGTCTTATAAAGAGCGGATTGACATTATTATGCAATTCGCATAGATGCTTCGCATCATGAGTCGTGCAATAGTATTAGTGACAAGTATTTTTCGAAGTTATACTGTGTAAAGTAAAGTAATTATAGTTGAGACAATTTTACAATTAAGTTATGTTACTTCTAAATTAATGACTGTTAAATGTACATATATAAGGACTATCATTTACTCGGCCTAGAAACGGTCAGTGTTATCAACTGGAAATGGTGAGTAATAACATCATGCCTAACTTGACCAGACGTCAATATTACCTCTTATCAGTTCCGTGTGTTTGGGTTTTTTGTGTGCCACCACAAATGATTAATCATTAAACGGTTATATACATAGCAATATATATTAATAATAGTAATTTTCAGCTCGGCTTTTTAAAAAAAAATGTCTATATCCGAGTATCAAGTCGGCTGTCAGTAGAACCTTTAATGCTTTACTTTGAAACCTACTTTATATTTAGTTAGAAAATGCGTTCCACTCTGATCTGCTATCCTGTTCCAATAACCGATTATTACATTTCGGTTAATTTACCCTGATTAAACAAAACGATTTAATTAATCGTCTTTAATCGTCATAATCGTCATGGAGTTTCAGATTTAATCGTCCTAAATCGTCAAAAGACGATTTATTATTTTACGATTTAAAACGATTCATGACGATTAAAATTTTTAATCGTCATGAATCGTCTTTAATCGTAAAATAATATTGTAATTTCTGGTTCCGAATAAAGATTAAAAACGATTCATGACGACTTGAAATTTTTAATCGTCACGAATCGTCTATTAATTATTAAAGAAGATAAAAAACGATTAAATTTTTAATCTTTTTTAATCCTGTCGAATCGTCAATTGACATTTTTGACATTTCGGACTAGTTCCTTAGTGACAATATTAAGCAATGCTTGCGTAAGATTTGCTTACAATATTATTGCGTCATAGTGTTCAAAATTAACTAAAATTCGCTGTAAGAAATTAGTAACACATATCTTGCATATGAATTGTGCAATATTGCTTCATATTTTGATCCAGAAGCTAGCGCCAGAGTATTGCAATTTTAAACCCGAAAGATCATCGGTGAAAGATACTGCTAATGTAACTTGTATAAGACTGCGAATCAAAAATCTTCGTGGTATCGTATGGTAGCGGTGTTACTGTATGTTCATCTCCCCTAATGTCAATCTCACTTTGTATATAGTGACAGTTTTGTAGTTAGAGTTGTTTACACGGCTAATTTGAGTATCGATAGAAAAAAATCCTTTTTTTTCTGTAGTCAATAGGTTTTACTTGCATACAGAGTATTCGTTAACTCGTATATTAGACATAGAACTTTATTCTGCTCTATAAATTATTATTTTACAGAGATTTTTTTGTTAGACAGTTTGGATTCTTCTGACTTTTTATCTCTAAAATACTAGATAATGGAAAATTAAACAAAATAGTAATAGTTGATACTTATTTAATTTATTTAACCATCCAATTTTTAGCAGATAACTGAGAACGAAAGACATACACAATAGCATACATGTTCACGATATATGACATAATGTAACTGATACCAACGACTCCGCTGCAAATAATAAATACAATGCCTTTGCCCACTGATTCACTTCTTGAGGAACTGGATCCATTGGGCACTGGAACGCAGTCTGAAGCTTTAATGCAAACGTTGGCTGAATTCCGCATGTAACCATCTAAGCATCCACAATCAGGCGGAGAAAGCTGGAAAACATGACAATTTATAACGTACGATGTATGAAAATATATAACGGGCGCCACGAGGCGTCAATAGTTTACTTTTATCGCTTTCCGCTTCAAGGTTATAATGACAATAGAATTTATTTGTTACCACGCAGCTATACAACTTTATTTCCGAATTAATAATTAATAGGTCGATGTGAGTTGGTGGCAACAATAGTTAAGGAAAATAAAGAGTTTTACCTTGTATTCGGGATCTGGCTTGTTGTCGTAGCAACGAACTTCCAGAGCTCGCATAGTTTTATTTAAAACTGCATATTTTCCACACAGTAGATAGTGAAGTTGAGAAACTGTCTGCAGTGGTACCCCTGTGGGTCCAAATTGATTCGTCACTCCATTTTGACCAGATTCAGCCGGTAGCGCGCCAATAACTTAAGAAAAAACAACAGTAATGTTAAATATTATCTATTTAGTTAAACCTCCACTAGGAATATAAAGAAGTCAATTCATTGTTCACCATAGAAGCACTGGATGTTTAGATTCTTGTCCTATTTAACAAAGGCAAGCATTTAAACTTCCAAGTGCAGATCTGGTAAAAAACACAATACTCTCTCTATTGGTACAGGTAGGCAATTACACACTCGGATCGGAATGTCCCACTTTTTTTCCTTGGTATGTTGTATACTATTGTTACACACATGATCTATTTATACTTACATGTAATATCAATAGCAGCGAATAAGAAAAACAATATATTTCCGTTTAGTAACATGTTATGATGAGCTTGACGTCCACACAGAGGAATAAATGAATGTTACTAAGGCAAACCCGGTTATGCGGGGATCCCATATCGAGACGTTAATGACGCATGCGCTAGTAATTACGGATTATTAATAAGTTCTAATTGTTGGTGTTAGGCGTTTTATGTGCAAGTGAGTTGACTACTAGCAAATTTGCTACGAAATGAGAAGTTAATGTAATGCTTAAACGCTTTGACCACTTTCTGCTAGCGTAATGATTTACTGTAATATCTATTGAATAGACTAGTGACCAAGGACCTATTGTCCAATGCAGCTGAATAATTATGACCTTTGAGATCCATAAAATTAATGTGTGTATGCATGTGTGTGTATTTGGGTGGGTGTTTACCATAAGAGATTTTGTTGGATGACTAGGCTTTAAATCCTCAAAAATAGACGTAGAACTATTTTATTCTGTCAAATGATTTATTGACAGTGGACCTTCTGTTAGAAAACTTGAGATCCCCGGATTTTTCATCTTTAAAATACCGAATAAAGGACAATCAAACAAAGTAATGATCGATAATGATTATTTATTTTATTTCATCATTTATTTTCTTTAAAAAAAAAAGGCCTTATACCGCAAATAATGGTTGCAATAACCAGAAAAAGTAGGAATCCTGTTTAACAACATGCTGCAGTATGCTCGTAGTCAACACTGAGTTGCTAATAAGTGTAGTTATGGTAAATATTATTATATATGGATTCGATTATGCGACTTCAATCACGCATACAGTCTTACTTTTATAGTATAAACAGCAGCTAACATTAATTTTAATTTTCTGTATTCGATCCTTTATTTAGGCATTCAATGTGCATAAAAACATGTGCGGTTATCCTGTTATTCGTTTACGGTATAGGTTTAAATGATAACGATGCCTACTGGTGGTTTGGACTGACGTCAGC